TGAGCATTAGCATTATCTAATACTGGTATTATACTATTTATAACTAGCTTTGTAAGGGATAAGTGAATTTTTTGAAAGTTGTTGGTCGCAAATAACCCCAAATTCCACACGCCTTTACGCATAGGTATATATGTAAGTGCTGCTATGCCTCCTAATTCTTTTGTTCCACAAACAATTGTTGTTTTATGATCTGCCCAAGATCGTGCTAATTGATCTGCTAATTCTTTTCTATTTTCGCAAAAACACAAAGCAGCAATCTCTTCATAATCTCTTTGCCTCATGTTTAAAGCTACATTATATATTGATCCGACATTGCCCTCTTCCCAAATCATTATCCAGCCTCGCTCATATCATAGTGTAATGCTAAATTGCCTATTTTTGCTGCTCCTGATGAAGTGCAAACTAATTTAGGTGCTAAATGTGTTGAGTAACCAACAAATGTTGCTCTTCCTAATCCATAAGTTGTTCGATCTATTGTAGCTATTTCTTGATTAATACTTATATCTGTCGGATCAGTTGCTACAGATACTGTCCATTGATTTGTGCAAGACATATCAATCCCAGTAAAATCTTTGCTAGTAGCTGGCTTTGATGCGTCTAAAAATGGCAATTGTATTTCGACTGTACTATTATCGTAAGTTTGCCCAGTAGATCCACCTAATGAATACAACACATTACCACTTCTGCATAATACTTGCTCGCCATCATATGCCCAATTATCAATTACAAAACCAGGTTCATATGTAGACCAAGCGCTTACCTTGCTTGATGGAAAATAACTAAATACATAAATAGTAGAACCAATAGCAATTAAGTATCTACCATTTTTAGGATCAAGTATTCCTTGTGCATCTATAGCTGCATCTCTATCTGCCGAAATAGCTGTTAATATAGTATCGTCAATTGGATTACCTATATCGCCAACAAAAGCAGCATTACTACTATCTCTTGCTCGTAAACTTCTTATTCCAGATTCACTTAAATAAAAAACATCGTTATCGCCAAACTCAATTACGCTTTGTGGTGCAATTGTACCAGTATTGTTTAATACTTGTATTTGGCTATTTTGCGCCTCGTCTGCCGATACAAACCAAATTTGTATTGCCTCTTTTGCAAAAACTGCAAGGTTAGAATAATAACTAGCCATAGCTTGTAATGATTCTGAACCACTTGCATTATTAGATAAGTTAATAAATCCAGCACCTACGGCACTATTATTCCATTCAGTAGGATCGTTAACGCCTGAAAAATGCAATAATGAATCTGATAAAGCATACATTTTAGTCTTTACTGGTTTAATAAAAGAGCCAGGAGTGTAACCATTAACTGTATTACTGGTTGCTCCTCCGTCCATTATAGAAACGCCTCCAGTAAATGATGTTGTTACGTTTCCTGAAACAGTTATCGCAACAACAAAATTATTAGAAGATGCACCACTATCTTTTGAAATAATGTTAACTAAAACACCAGTTGATGTAGATTCATATTCTGGAGTTGTGTTTGCTTCATTTATTGCGTCTGAAATTAATGTTGCCATGTTAGAATTAGACGTTGCCCAAGGTATTTGGCTATTAATTATAGATACGCCATTAACTGTTATATTTGTTACAGCATTATCAACACCACCTGACATATTGTTAATGCTAGAAACAGTTGCAGCACCATCGACCTCGACAGTAATTGCAAAGCCATTTACTGTTATACCAGTTGCCACAGACGTTATCGTTACGACTGCTCCACTTGCTGTAGCCGTATAATTTGGAGAAGTTGTAGCACCATTTATTGCATTAGCTACATTTGTTGCAGTAGAAGAGTTTGTGCCAGTATGAGCAACGGCAGACGAAAATAAATCAACATTGTTAACTCTGACAACACGAATATTATCTCCTGGATTTGCCGTTCCACTAGCTACAGTAAATGATCCAGTTGCAGAAGTTCCTCCAGCCGATCCACCAGTTACTGAAAATTGATTTCTTGATCTGCCGTCAAACCAATCTGTAATTCTTGTTCCGTCATAATAATGGAATATTCTTCCGTCTGCGAATTGTGCTGACGCATAAACTCTTCCGTCAAAAAAATCTGTGTCTAAAACTTTTGTTAACGCTGTTCCTGATGGGTGTTGCAGTCTTACATAATTTACGTTTGCTGGCGTTCCACTTGCAAAAGTAACGCTACTAGCTGCATCACTTCCAAACACATATATTTGTCCGTTAGCAGCTGCTAACCCAGTTGTGTTAGATGGTAATGTAGCTAAAGACACAAAAGCTGGTCTTTTTTCTATTTCGCCACCTCTTGTAATATGAGCGTTTTTAAGAGTAATCAAAGTTCCAGGAGTTGCCGTTACATTAGATCTTCTTGAGTCTAATCCACCTCTAAAATCCTCGACTAAAACATAAGCCATTTAACTACTCGGTGTTGTCGCTATTAACGGAGGACTCTTCGGCCTATACATACCCTCTGGCTCTCCACCACCTATTACAAAAGTTTCAGTCTTTGACAACCTAGCTTTCAATCTTGCGTAATGTGCTTGCGCTTGTGCTAATTTATTTTGCGCATCTGCTTGTTTTTGTCTTGCCAACATTTCAGCTGCTGCATAAAGAATAATAAGCTGATCATCTAAATCAGCTGTATCAGTTTCGTTAATTAAGCCACCTAAATTCTTTATTCCATGAAATCTAACCATGCCTTGTTTAGTAGATGATGTACTATTTGTTGATGGAATAGGCCATAATTCTATTTGATTATTTTCGTGAGCATCATAATTTTGTACTGGATAAGACGTTATGCCTCTATCAGAATCAAATTGATTATATTGTCTTGCTCCAATGCCATAATCAAGCTTTGTCCAATAATCGCCGTGTTTAAATTCAGCTTTTTCTATTCTTTCAAACGTTACATCACTTGGTAAGTCATAATATCGTTGATTAGTAGATACTGTAATATCTCTAATTACTCTAAGGAATGGCCAGCCGTAATCTTCCCACAAACGCCTTTGCGTTCTTTGCAAAACATTAACAAGGACATCTCTAGTAGATTTACCTAAATTTGGTTGTAGCGAGTGTCCAATTTCAGATCGTAAATCATTAATTAAAATCGCTAAAGTTGTTCCTCTGGCCATATTGACTCCTTAATATTTCTTGCCACCTTTGCCTTTTTTCTTAGTCATCTGCTTTTACCTCATATGCTTCATTTATTTCTGTGTCAGGATCATCTGCTATAAAATGACCTTTACTATCTCTTGCTCTTTTTGGCTTTGCCTTTGATTTTGCCTTGGCTGGTTTTTTTGATCGCTCTTGTAGATACATTTTATCTAAATAACCATCGTCAATCCTTGCCTCTTCAAATGTCCTAGGTAAAGCTCCATATGCTCCAAAAACATCTTGTACTTTTTGATCGCCGTACAATATGCCTAATCTGTTTCTTTCAGATTCATCGTCTATTTCCATTTGATCAGTAACTGCTAAGTTAAAAACAGCTGCATCGCCGTGTATGTTTCTAAGCATAACTACTTCAGGAATAGTCATAAAATCTTTAGACAAAACGTTTCCTAAGTTTCCACCTATTGCAACGTTTCCAGTTAGTTTTTCCATTTTTTCCTCCTTGATCAATGGGCAAGCTGGAGAAAAGGCTTGCCCATTGGGTTATAGGTATTACGAAATTTCGTAAACACCATGACAGTTTAATTGTGATGCACAAAGAACAGCAGTCGTGGTTATTGCACGAAACATAACGTATTGTGTTGCTGGTCTTGCTGGTGCATGACGTTTCATTTTTTCGCCGTCCATATAATGTAAATAAATCTTGGACGGATCGATGATGTAACAACGCTTGCTAGGTGTTTTACCTGATATTGTTATGTCATCTAATGTTGGATCATACTGAAATTTTAATCCAGCATAGTTAATGTCGCCTACAGAAATATCTGTGGATCTTGCGAAACCAGTATTACTGTAATTACCATTTCTTCTTATTTCATCAGCTAAACGATCCATAAATGCAGAACCAGCTAAAGCTATAGTCGGCTTACCACCAAAACGTTTTAATTGACGAATTTCTGTGTGAAGAAGTTCTATTAACTCTTGACCAGAAGAAGATGTTGAAATAGCAACATTTGTTCTATTTCTCCACCAAGTATTTGAAACTGTAGATAGACCACCGACAGTTGTACTTGATGCAGTTGGATCATCAACAATGATAGATCTAATACCAGCTAACGCATTAGCATCGCCTGAACCATCTCCGTATAAGAGAGTGTTCATGCCTTTTGCGTAACCCTCCATCATATCATCTAGCTTATCTTCTAAAAGATTAACTAAGACTGTAGTATCTCTACCACTATGATTAGAAGTGCCAGCACCTGATAAACTATCAGTAACACTTATGCCGTCTTTTTTAAGTTCGGTAAGTGTTAAAGAAATACCAGTATGATGTTCTTTCCATGGGTAATTTACTCTTTGGATATTTGCTGGATTTGCATAAGATACAGTATCATTATGTGTGTAACCAGCTACACCTGAAGTATAAACTCCCTTTACGGCAAGAGAAACATTTTCCTTACCACCTGGAAAAGTCTTTGCAGATTTATCCATAGCAGCAAGCAAAGGCTTGTCTTGAAGTGAGTTTGAGTAGACTTTGCCCTTGTCTATATAATAGTCAAGTGCAGCATTAGCGATATTCGCTAATTCGGCTGAAGAAAAAGCCATTTTTATTGCTCCTTATTGTATTACGATCCTCCAGCTGCCATAGCGTTTTGTACTGCTTCCATCAGACTTTTAGGCTCTGGCGTTGGCGAACCACCTAATTTACCACCAGACAAACTTCGTATTGGCCTTTTGACTCCCATTCTACCTTGATGACGCTTAGTAACTGTTTCATAAGCCTCTTGTGCTAAAGCTACTGCATCTTCAGAGTTATTTGGTCGTCCTCTTTCTCGAACCAAAGCCGATACTCTGTCGTCAACTTCATCTTGTTTGAGTTCGAAATCAGGATCAGTTTGACGGACATTCTCTTCCCAATTAGTTACAGATTGAGCAATAATGTTAATTTGATCTTGAGCGTTCATCTGCTCTTGTTCATTTAACATTTGTTGGTTGGCGTTCCTTTGTAATTGAACGTCTGCTCTAGTTCTAGCTAACTCTTTCCCAACATCTTCGTCCATATATCCATCTTCAATTTTTTGCTGAATGTCATCAGGAATTATTTGACCAGTTACTTGTTGTAAACTACTGATAATTGGTTGTAATGCTTCCAAGGCAGCTTGTGGATTGCTTTTCATTAATCCCATAATTGACAAGCCTTGAGCAGTTTCTTCGGCAGATAACTTCATATCTCTTAACGAGTTTTGTATCTTGACGTATTGCTCATGCCCTTTTTTGTATTCATTTTTCTCAGCAATAACTTCTTTGAATCTTGGTTGTAAATGCAAAGGAACGTTATCTAAAACTTCTTGTTCTGACTCCTCGGTTAAAGGTGTGTCTGCTTCAACTTCTTCAGTTTCTTCCTCTACGGATTGCGATTCCGTTTCTTCATTAGGTTCATCATCAATAGCTGATTGCACTACAGATAATAAATCTTCTTCAGTTTCGCTTTCTGTGCTGGACGACAGCACCTCTTGATCTTGTTCTAGTTCAAGTTCGTCCTGGTTATTCGAGTCATCGGACGATGTTGACTCTTTTAGGTCATCGACCATAATACGTCCTTTCGTTTGAGTTTAGTATACATATGTCGATCCTATCTTTCAACACCATAGCTAATTAATATTTCCTATAGGTGGTAAAGAAGAACCATTTAGCGTGTTAGGAATAGACGCATTGTTTACTCCTCCACTTGGCGAACCTTGTAACGCTGGATCGCCAGTTCCCTCTCCTTGCGACTGATTCATAGACACAATAGATGGAATACTTTCAACAACGGCTTGTGTTACATCAAGCTTGTCGTCTAATCTCTTTAACAATTCTTTAGCCAGCCACAACGGATCAATACCTGGAATCTGTAGTAGGAATGGCATAATTCTTTCAATATTAGCTAACTCGGCTGCTCTATTTGGCTTGCCAGTAGATCCAGCTTCTATTTCAAGAAATACTTCGTTCATAATATCTTCTCTAGTCATTTCAGGCCATACTGCGCCTTGTCCAACAATCTTTTTAACTTCTTCAACGGACATAAGATGCAACATAACTTGACCAGCTGCCCTTGCAACTTCTGACATAAATGAATCTAGTTCGTCTACATTTGCTCCAAGAGATGACATTCTAGCACTTTCAGCAATGCTTGTTTCTGTAGCAGTTGCTTTTGATACTCCACCAAATGTGCTTTCTTGAGCGCCAACAACTAACTGAACATCGTCAAATAATGTTTTAACTTCGTATAAATTAGGATCAATGCCTATTTGTTGTACTGGCTGGATAACGTCATTTACTTTTTGACCAGCTGCTAAAGCTTGTAATTCTAAAACGGCATTTGCTGGGTGTGTTGCTAGTTTTTCCTTATCTGTTTCTTCTAACATTCCAGCTGGTGCAGCATATTTAGGTCTATTTGCTCTTCTATGTTCTCTTAGTCCTTGCCTTGCTCTATTATATTCGTTCTGCATAGGCATTAATAATTTAATATCTGACGGAGGATATAATATATCTTTATGCTCAACTTCATTAAATACTAATGGAAATATTGGCCAAAAGTGTTCTACCTTTACATCAGGAGATGATGGTTCTCTTAAAAAATCGTCATAGCCATCAGCAATACATAATTGCAATCCACTTTTAATATCGTAAATTTCAAATAATAAAACCAAACCCTCTTTTTCATTTATATCAACTTCGGCATATGATGCTTTTTCATAATTACTACGATCAGTCATTAAACGACCTTTCATATCATATGACCTAAATTGATTTTTCATATCTATGCCGTAAATTTCTTTGATTTCTTCAGGAGAAACATACATTTCATGGCATACCCAGTTTGCACCGACAAAACCTCTTATTTGTCTACACTTTGGATCAACTATTATTGAATCAGCCTCTGGAAAATCAAAGGTCAAACCCTCTCTTACTGTTACCATAGGCTCTTCTAACAAAGCGTTTAATGACAATTGCAATGCTTCTATTTGACCATCATCTCTATCTATTGTTCCATCAGCTGCCTCACTTGCAATTCTATACAAGTAATCAATTTGCATTTGTAGATCATAAATTTTGTTTGACACTTCAGGCATACGATCCATATCTCGTTGAAAACCAACTTTAACAAAACCTACGCCAGTAGTTACAACTCTTCTTACCAAAGCTTTCATTTGTGATTTAAATGATGGTTGTTGCTCTGCCATATAATAATCAAATAACTGCTCTAATGTTTTAGCTACATTATCCAGCATTTTTCTATGTGTTTGACCAGCTGTATAATCTTGAATAATTGCGATAGACTCAGCTGGTGGCATCAACCCATTTTGTTCAGCCGTCATTTGCGCTTCATATGCAGCTTGCAATGTTTTTTCATCATTATCCCAAATAGCATAGTCCATTCTTTCTCGTCTTTTTGCCGTTGCTTTGGGATTTTTTGCATACAAAGAGGCTGTTCTTTGCTGGACATGGCGTTGTAATATATTGGCTACATAATTTTTATCATTCCATTGTGTGTCGTCAAAACCATTTAAAGCAGCGTCCATATCTCTTTTCATTTGTTTATATGCTTTTTCGTGAAAACCTTTTGCAGTTTTTATTCTTGAAATCCAATCAGAAACTAAAGCTTTACGTCTTTCTGTAGGTTCTGGCTTTTCTTCTTTTTCACTTGCAATGATCATCGTTGTATCTTCGTGCATTACCAGCCTCCAGTTTGATTAAATATTACATCGTGTTTTTTCCTTTGCTCGGAATCCCATTTTACCCAAGCCATTGTTCCGACTTCAGGTATTTTAATTTTGTTATTTGCAAAACCACCAGGAGTTGTAGTTCTATCCAATCCCATACCTATCCAAGCTATAGTGTCTACAAAATCATCATGCCTTGAATTAGGAAATTTTAATAATTCATCTACAGCTTTTTGTGTCCAAGGAGAAACTTTTGGCAGCATAACTTTTTTCATTGCCATTCTACCTAAAATAGATTGCGCTCTTTGAACCTTGTTAGCTACTGGTGTAACTTCTTCTATTCTGCAATAGACTCTTTCTTCAGCCATTCTTTTTCTCAAAAAAGGTTTTATACTCTTGCTAATATGCCCTTTTTCTGCCCACCATATAAGGGGTTTGTGCTTTTTTATTAAATTAAGCATTGCTGTTACAACCTTATCAGTTGGTTGTTTTTCCCACCACGCATCAATTAAATATATGTCATCATTGCCGTCAACGCCTACAATTAACAAACAAGTCGCATCGTTTCTTGTTTTATCTATACCTACGGCATGATCACTTGCAGCATATATTCTTAAATCTTTTGGTAAATCTTTTTTATTGTAGTAAACAATATCAGTTCTTGAAAATAAGTCGCCATCTTCAGGTGTTGGTCTTTGCTGGTACAATGAAGTAAATCCACGGCTATCTAATCGCCTTTGAGCCTCCATAAACTCCATGTCAAATCTTTCAGGCCATAATAATTCGCCATTCTTACGTCCTAATGGATCATCGTCCTCTGCAATAGCTGGCAAGTTTATTATCTTCCATTTTGACGCTTCTTCTTCTGTATAATGTGGATTAGTCGGATCAGTTAGTCTGCCAATCAAATCATCTTCATGCCATCTAGTCTGGACAATAACTATTGATGCCGAGGCAGTCATTAATCGTGTCATCAATACTTGTGTAAACCAAGTCCATAACTGTTCACGCAATGTTGGCGAACCAGCCTCTAAACTATCCTTTATCGGATCATCTAATATAACAAAATCTCCACCTCGACCAGTTATTGATCCACCTCGTCCAACAAAAACAGCCATGCCACCTGACGCTGTTTGTATTCTGCTTTTAGATGCACCACCTAATCTCAATCCAAAATTAGGAAATACTGTTTTATACTGTGCAGAAGTCATAATTGACCTACAATCAGCACCAAAATCCTTTGCAAAATCTTCATTATATGTAGCAAAAATAACGCTTCTATATGTGTCTTTACCTACTATCCAAGGTATAAATCTTCTTGATATTAACTCTGATTTGCCGTGTCTTGGTGGCATACATACAATTAATCTTGGAATATGACCTTTTTCTACCTTTTCTAACACTTTAGCCAACGCTCTATGATGTTTTGCGTCCTTAAATAAAGATATATCAGTAGAATTAAAGTCATCAGGATCAGGCATAGTAAATTTAGTAAACTTTAAAAAGTCTGTGCGTGATTCAATAGCTATTTTCTGCCTTTTTGCAGCTAAAATTTTAGTTTCAAGTTCATTTATTTGAGTTTTTCTACTCATGCGCCAACCATTTCTAAAGATGCGCCTCTTACATCTGTGTTTCTGTTAAGCCAGCCTCTGCCAAACGTATTAAATGTATTTAAATTCCTATAAAAATCTTCTCTTTCTAGGCATAAAGCCTCAATCATGTCTGATTTATCCATATCATCAACCATAGCAAGCGTTTTTGAGCCTATAATGCCGTCTTTTTCTGCTCCTACAACGCCTTGCAAGAATTTGGCTGCTCTACTTACGCCGTGGTTAACACTCATATCAAATATTACATAATCAACACCAATAGGTAGCTGATCACACTTAGCTTTTAGCCAATAATTTTTTTTATATATTGGCATAACGTCATCTACAGTTATATCTCGCATATCTTTAACAACCAAATCATTTTCAGCCGTCCAATTGTCGTAAACTCGTCTAGTTACCCCTAGGTTTGTTTCGCCTCCTGGATCATCTTTATGAAAAACGTAACCTCCCTCATGCTCTAGTACTTTTACTAACGATTTATCAAAATTACTTTCCATTTTTCTTCCTTTTTTTTCTAACTTTTTCCACATGAAGATGCCAAAAATAGTTACCTACTTTTGTAAATTTTTTTGATATATATAAATAAATCCAAATCATTTTTTTAACTTGGCTATAGATTTTAGACCAAAGCTTGCAGCTATACTGGCTAATATTCCGTACTTTATAAAATCAGGTGCAGTATTTAAAAAAGCAAAACCATCTTTCATAATTGGTTGCAACGGCTTAACAAAACTTGCTCCAATTATCAGTATAAAAAATAGAGTCCATGCCTCGTCTTTCCAGCTTCCGTCCATGTTATCGACTGCTTTTTCTTCCCATGATCCGTCTTGTTCTACACGCTTGACTTGTGCCTCAACTTTGGCGACCTCTAATTTTTGTTTCATTTTGGATTTTTCTTGTCTGCCCTCTAGCCATGTACCAGCTAGACCAGCTACAGCATTTAATATAGGTAACATTATTTAAACCCCTTATTTAAGTTTTTCATTGTTTCGTTTACTTCTTTTGGTGGATTATCGGTCAAAGCATTTACTCTGCATTGAAATTCCCTTTGACAAAAAGCAACACTATCTTGAGTTATGGTTGAATACTTTCTATTAAAACCAATTCTTGTCTGATAAAAACACCATCTGGTCGTGCCATTTTCTTTAATGTCTTGTGCAAATAATCTGCAAGTTGTCATTTTTGGAGGTGTAATAGTGCCATTATTTAATTTTTGATTTCGTGTATAATCCTTTGGTGCGTTATATATTTTTCCTTTTGCAAAAGCTTTTTGATAGACCATAGCTGCACCAAAGATCAAACCAGCCACAGCAATAATAGTAATTACAGTAAACAATCCTTGTCGCATTTCTTTTGCTTCTTGTTGCTTTCTAATCTTTGCTTTTCGCTCTCTTTCTTTTTGTTCTTCGATGGCCTTGTTCCTGGCAGCAATACAGTCTGACCAAAAGGTACTCCCAAAACGTAAGTTACAAAGACTGCGTACTTCACTCATCATCTCCTCTGCTAATTTCAAGTCAATTTGTTGCTGGACTACGTTCTCCATACCAAGCTGATCTTTTACACCGACTGTGCTATTTCTTTGTTTTTGTATTTGTTGTTCAGCTGCAAAACATTGATGCACCATTTTCATAATACCAGTAGCTTCTTTGCCAGTATCTATCGCATCTTTAATTGCTGACGTAGCTGATTTTAATAATGCAATCCCAGTTAAAACTTCAGCGACTACCATTGGTTAGTACCTTGTCTAACTTATCTTCTAGTCTATGAAGTGTGTCCATAACTCTTGTTGATGTATCACGCAAATCTTCTTTAGATGCGTATTCTTCTCGTGTCTTATTTAAAAGGATCTGCAAGCGTTTTACTTCTGCAAACATTTTATTAAACGCCCAAGCAAATGGCATAATAATAAGTGTTATGACTATGTTCCACACTAGATCAAGTTCCATTATTGAGCAATTTCCTGTACCATTATCTTACATAGACCTCTATTGACATAAACAGTATAACTGCCACTAGCCCTAAATTGTTGTCTAAACGTAATTTCATTTGTAGTGGCTGGTGCTAAATTTAAAATTTGTTGCCCAAATGATCCGAATCTTGCATTTGCAGAAAATACTTCATAACCTTGACTATCATATCTATCATCTATAACTGATTGTGAAATTCCTGAGTGATTGTATGTAAGCCTAAAAATAAAGGCTTGAGCAGCACCTCCAGTATCAAATGCAAGTTGATGCCAAATAAGAAACAATGAATTAGATTTTATTGGTGTAATTACTAAATCGACACCTGATATATCAGTAAATGTGGTATTTCCAGTATTTACTTGTCCTAAGTCACCAACATCTCCAGTAGATTTTGATTGCAACACAGTACCAGTTGGCATACTTGCACTTGGAAGAGTAGGCTGACCAGAAAAGTTTAGTTTAGTTAATGCCATGCTATCCTCCAATTTCCATTAATGTTAGAGTTGATAACACAGTTGGTGTCCAAACATTATCTGTTACATCTGTTCCAGAACGATTTAAATATAAGTTTCCACTAGTACAAGCTAGATTAATTTTGTAAGTTATAGAGCTTGTAGTACTTGGTGCATCTAAAAATTCAAAAGCATGAGGACTTGTTCTGTAACCTTGATAAGTCCAATCTTTTGTCATAACTTGAAAAGAAGCATTTATTTGACTTCCAGTAGCTGAAGTGGCTACTCCTATTGCAGTCGAATCTTTAAACAATCTGCCATAGCCATATGAATTATTATCCCCACCAATATGAATAACACATCTAACTAATATTTTTGAATTTGTAGATTGTGGAGTTATTGCTTGGCTAATTACATCTGAGTTATTATTAGCTGATATTGCACTTCCTTTGGTATCGGTTGTTTCCTGAAGAACATTTAATACATGACCTTTAATGTGAGGAATATCAGTACCATTCGCACCTTGTATATTGTCTACTTTAAGTATGCTTGTCATGCTATGCTCCTATACCGATGGACATAATTTTATAAAATGTATTAATGAAGTATAAATACTAACGGCTGTCCCACCACCCCTTATTATAATATTATTTCCAGTAGTATTTATTACGTGTCTAAATTTTACATTAGCAACATCAGTAACATTTAAAGTATAAGGTAATGATATAGTGGCATTAGCATTTGTTGTATATCCACTAAGACGACCACCAACAACATCATTATAAGCACTATTATTTGTTGTTACTTGCATTTTAACACCAGTTGCAACACCAGCACCACCACTAAAATAAAAATTAAGTATTAATTCTATTCTCCAAATACCAGTAGATGGAAATGTCCAAATTCCATTTCCAGCAGTTCCAGCAGATGTACTATGTGTCATACCACCATTTTTATTTGCAGTTGCATTAGTTGTTACTCTTGAATAACCTTGATTTAAAAGATCATCATTAGCATGAGCAGTAGTAGTATCATCATTGTAATACCAAGTTTCTATTACACTATTAAAAGGATCAGTAGTGAATGCAGTAACACCACCACTACTAATAGTCATGGCATTTGTGCCGTTGGTATGTGCTATGTTTTCAACGCCTAGTTTACTGCTCATGCTATCCTCCAATTTCCATTGCAGTTAATGTGCTAACTGTTAAAGCATTCCAAGCATTATTATCTGTCCTAGCACTTCTATTTAAATAAGTTATATAAGATGTACTATTAGGTGTTCCTCCTTGTAAGGTATAAGTTAAAGCACTTGTACTTGATGGTTCATCAAGCAAATTTATAATGTCTGGAAATATATTATAAGCATTTACTGCTGTTTCAACATAATGATGTATGTGTGATTTTGTTTTATTACCCATAGTTTCAGTTGATAGTAAAATATCAGCACCATTTCTAACGACTTTATAATCATAATGAGTGCCTGCTTGTCCACCACTATTTATCATACCAGTAATTAGTATTTTAGAGTTTGTGCTTTGTGGAGTTATAATTACATTTAATGGTGTATCTTCAAATGCAGTTGATGAAGTAGCACTTGTCCAAGTTGTTGTTAATATACTTTGCTTAACTTGTATAACCATACCTTTGGCATTAATAACAGCACCAGTAGTTTTAGGCTGTATCTCGTCAACGAATAATTTAGACAATGGTCAATACTCCATTTACAGTTAATGTTCTACTTGTGGGAATTGTGTAGTCGCCAGCCACCATTGCTCGCTCCCCACTTGCTATCGTTACGTTGTCTGTCGCAGTACTTCCGTTTATGCGTATGCCATCTCTGTGAATTGTTGAAGATAGTTGCGTGGCTTGAATTGATCCAGTTGACGGAACGCCAGTATTTAAAGCTGATCCCATTACCATGATGTAATCTATTACGTCTGACGATGTTAAAGGCTCGCTAAATATTATTGTCGATCCTGATATTGAATAGGCATCATTTGGTGCTTGCGTTACTCCATTCACAGACACAATACATTGCTCGGTTGTTCCTGGAAAAAAAGCAGCTGTAGATCTAGTTAAATTAAATGTTGTTCCAGTACCAGAGCCAATAGCGTCTAGCGTTATAAACTCTCCATGTAATGCTTCACGGCCAATATACGGCATAGGCTACTCCTTAACTCGGCTTTGTTGGAAACTTAAAATCTTTATCTCCAATACTTTTAAAAGTTTTAGTTATATCTCTAAGTTCTTGTCTGTAGGTTTTCCAAGCATCAGTCATTGTTACATCTGATAAAGCCATGTAATCTGTTTCAAATAATAATTGATTTCGTGCATTTCTTAATTTTTGTAGTTCATCAAACATAATTAAAGTTTCCTACCCATAAATTTTGCATCATAGTAAGCACTATTACTTGCATAAAAACCAGCGAGTTGTATTCTAAAACCAACTACATCATTTGCTGATAATTGATATGTATCTGTGTAATTTAAATATGGATATCCACCAGCATTTCCACTTTGATTATATGTATATATTTGAACATCATCTATAGCATCACTATTTGTTTCGCCATTTTTAGTAAAATAAGCTAAGAAGGTAATATTACCTCCAAAAACTGCACCACTAGTACCACAGATTAATCCTATAACTGTAAATTGATATAGTCCATCGCTAGGACAAGTAAACCTACCATTAGAAAAATGATTACCAAGATTATAATCTACAGTTATTTGACCATTGGTCTGACCAGTTTTAAATATATCAGAGCCAGAAAGTTGAGTTTGGCTTCCAGCATTATTTCTTCTTCTAACTTTAAATGCAATACTTGTTTCACCAGCACCACTAACAGTACCAGTAAAAGCAAAGGTATCTGCTAGGTTCATTGATTCAGCTTGTATCTTTGATAATGCCATTACTTTATCCTCATGATTTTATTACATATAATACTGAAGCATTAACTGGTCTTGTTTCATCTCCAGTTCTAGGAGTACCTTGAGAGTTTATTTCTAGTGGAGCAGTTGTGGTAAAATTATATGTTGTGTTGTAGGCATGATTACCAATCGCATATGATGAATAACCCTGATAAGAAGTACCAGGACTCATAATTGTTTCGTGTTTGTGGTCTTGCATTTGGTCGTTTTCAACAGTACCAACACTAGGAGCAGAAAAATCTGTGCCTTTAGCCATGTTAGCTGTACCATGTGTACCAGTTCCACGAAGAAACATTGCTCTTAAATCAGGAATATTAAATGTACTAGAGCCATTTCCAGCACCCCAAGTTGTTCCTATAGCTGTAAATAATGTAGAATAAGTTGATCTTGATATAGCAGAGCCATCACAAGACAAAAATCCAGTTGGAGATGAGCCACCACCAAAAGGCATAATCATTCCACTTGGTACAAATATTAAATTACTATTTAGTTTTGCTTGTGTTATTGCATTATCTGCTATCTTTGCTGTGCTTACTGATCCATCAGGAGGAACAGTTGTTTGTACTGCTCTTGCTAAATAGATTACATAAATATCATCTGTACTAACAACACTACCAGTAAGACTAACTGCTGTACCACTAGTGCTATATGCAGTTGTTGGCTCTTGTCTTACATTATTTATATACAATGCAATGTCATTGGCATTAGCTACTGCATGAGTTAATGTAAGACTTGCGCCACTAGAACCAGTTAAGTCTTGCTTTAAAAGACTTGTAAATGCTGTATCTGCTTTGTTTCCTATATACGCCATTATGTACTAATTAAATCCACTCTTGATAACCAAACATCTAAACTAGATGCCGTGTTAGATTGAAAAAACATTCTATCTCCAGCTTGCACTACCATCTTTGCTCCACCATCTAAAATTTGCAAAGCACCTCCTTGTGGAATAGGTGCATTCTTAATTATGTAATGAACGTTTGTTATTGTAATCTGACCACCATGACTAGCGTGATTACTGCAATAATAATATAACGTTGCTGGCGTTGAATCTGACACAACAACAGTTAATGTGTTTGCGCTAGTATCTCTCGTTAC